AACGGATATGTTTTAATACTTTGTAGATGTCGTCCAATTGACTGCCTTCTTTGCTAATTTCCTCTTGTAGCTTTTCCATGTCATTCATGTTTGTTCCTTTGTTTGATTTGTTGAGGGAAAGATTGATTTGAAATCTCGCCCCTTCCCTACCCTAACGTCAATCCTATCAACCAGTGACGGATTTGGGCGGTCTAAACGCTTAGGCTAGGTCTTGCCCTCATTGACGATCAAAACGGCTAATCGGTCTTTGGTTGATAGACTGAGAGGATGTTGTGGTCGAAGTTGATGGCATTGTTGCATTGTCGGTTCTTACGGGTCTACCCGATAACCCGTTTAAGCGTTAACTCGGACATCTCTGAATACAGGCTTATTTCAGGCTTACCCTGATATTACTGTAAGGGATAAACCTTACTACCCCATAAGGGGTATAAGGTTTATTCCGTTACTTCAGAATTACCCGTTAGCCCGATAACCCGTTAACCCGTTAACCCGATAACCCATTAACAGTTATATCAGGTTATCAGGTTGCGCGCGCACACGTGAGGGAACGGAAAAAATCCTACAAATAAAACTTTCACTAGAATTTTGCATGGTCGAACTTTAATATAGGGATATGCCGCTTGCATTTTCCCCACATCCAATCCTCAAAAAGCCAACTGCGAAGGAACAGCTCCGCATGGGGCCGGACAAGCTGTTGGAATTCTTCAACAAGAGAGAAGCGGCGATAGAACGAGAGAAGGCTGATCCGTATAGGTATGGCTATGAGATAAGCGAACTTTGGGAAGAGGCGGATGAACAACTCCGCACACATGGAGAGATGCTTATTGCTGGAGGCAATAGAGCATCCAAATCTGAATATGCGGCCAAGAGAGTTGTGGAGAGTTTGGTCAATAATCCAGCTTCCATTATCTGGTGCTTCAGCGAAACCGCGCAAACCAGCATATCCACCCAGCAAGCTCTGATCTGGAAGTACCTACCTCCCGAATACAAGATGCTTGGTAGAGGCAAGGTCGGTTATGTCAGCTGGAGCCTGAAAAACGGCTTCACCAATCAGAAATTCACACTTCCTAATCGGAGTGTCTGTCAGTTCAAAAACTACAGCCAGTCGATTGAAACGATTGAAGGAATAGAGCTGGGCAGTCCAGAACCAGCCCTGAACAACACGCACAACATCGGCTACTGGGCCGACGAGCTTTGTCCCCTACCCGTAATCGAAGCACTCCGCTATCGCTGTTTGACCCGATCAGATGCTGACACTGGATTACCCGCTAGAGGGATAGTCTCCTTCACAGCAGTCACTGGTTGGAACGCCACGGTCAAGAGCTTCTTTACTGGAGCAGTCACGGTTAAGGACATTGAAGCCGATCTACTGCCGGGAGAGAGAGTTCCAGTCGTTATGCAGCCACCTCGGAAAACGAGTGTAATCGTCTTCTTCGGAACCAAGTTCAATCCATTTGGCGGATGGCCGGCGATGAAGAAGCAACTGGATGGAGCCGATAAGGCGACAATCCTTTGCCGAGCTTATGGAGTACCGACAAGACAGGCCGAAACCCCGTTTCCACAATTTACGGACAAGAACATTCGCAAGCATGATGAGATACCGATTTTAACCGACCCTGACAAAAACCCGGCGACATGGATCCTGGTGGTTGACCCGGCTGGTGCGCGACCTTGGTCCATGAACCTGATCGGTATCGACGCTCACAACGTAGCATGGGTCGTAGACGAATTTCCAGACGTTCCGAGTTATGGTCCTTGGGTTGATTTTACTAGAGGCGACAAGGGTAAGCCGGGAGACGGACAACAGCCGTTAGGATTCGGCATCATCGATTACTCCGAGCAAATCAAGAAGATGGAAAAGGGCCGAGAATTCGTTGAGCGAATCATCGACCCAAGAATGGGAGCGGCTTCCTTCGCAAAGGCGGATGGAAGCACCAATATCATCGATTCCCTCAATGAAGAGGGAATCGCCATCTACCCTGCGGCAGGCATCGACATCGAGCAAGGTGTCCAAGCAATAAACAACCTGCTTTCTTGGGATGAAACCAAGCCGATGGGACTGACAAACCATCCGAACTTGATGTTCTCTGATCGCTGTCAAAACACGATAGCCTGCCTTCAGGAATGGAGACATGACGGCGACAGCAAGTCCCCGACAAAAGACTTTGTTGATACGATCAGGTACTTTGCGGTGGGCAACTACCAGCACTGGGGGGAAGACGATCTCCGCTCAACTGGAACTGGAGGATATTGATGGAGCGTCACCCCATGCCGGAGAAGTCACCACCGCCACCCGAAGAATCGGAGTCTACGTTGCGAACAACGCCAAACACTCGTCTGATATTGTGCGGGCTATTTGGTGGGGAACTTTGCGTTATCATTCCTCCGGTTTCCCAATCTGCCACGGCGGCATGGTACGCTCGAGTCATTTTCTTGCGCCTTCTGCGACCTATGACCCAAAGCGTGATACAGATGGGCCAACCTAGAGAGGCTAAGACTGCGGTGGTTTCTGCTAACACGCTGACTGTGACATTGGTGTCCATTTTGCTAACGCCATTCAGAACTCCGCCAACAAGAAAGCATCCAATCCACCCATACCTGAAGGCGCGTACAAACCTCAACGACGCCAAGCCACTATACCCAGCGAACTGTGGTTTTGGCCCTCGTTCAATCTTTTGCTCTAAGACATTCCCGCAATTTGGGCAAGCAGACCCCACTTGGTCGCTTCTTGCCGTTCCGCAATCAGAGCATGCGTAAAGTGCCATGCCTCATTCAATTACGAAAAACACCGCCTAGTCAACACCGATGAGCAGACCGAAGAAGATCACAGCCAAAAACAAAGCCAAGGCTGTCGAGATGCGGCAAGGCGGAGAAACGATCAACGCCATCTCGGCCAAGTTGAGAGTGTCGCCTTCGACGGTCAAGCGACTGGTTCAAGGAACGTCCAAAAGGCCAAAGAACGAAGTCTTTCCTCACTATGCAAACGGCAGGATCGCAAGACCCGTACCCAACCAAAGACTCATCCTTGTCGATGTTGATGGTGAAATCCGAGTAGCGATGAAGCGACCCCATTTAAACTACCCACCCGGAGCGCCGGTGACTCTTGAAGTCATCGATCCTGAACACTCTAGAATCGTATAACCAATGAATATTGAAGAAAACCAAGAACAACTTTTCGACTCGAAAGAGCCTGATATCGATCATTTAAAAGCCGACCTTGAGCGTTGTCGCAGTAACCTCGGAAGCTGGATAGATCGAGCATCTGACGCCAGCCAGACCCGTAGGAACGAGTGGCCCGGTAAAGGCCGCTACGGCAGGAAGGAGTCGGCCACAGCTTGGCCTTGGCAGAATGCCTCCGACCTTGAAGGTAACGTCGTAGAACCGCTGATAGCGGGTGACGTAGCCCTTCTCAAGTCGAGCCTGAGTAAAGGGAACATAGTCGCCGCTCCTGTAGAGAGCGGCGACATAGCAACAGCAAAGCAGGTAACCGAATTTATGCGATGGAGGATGTCTACGATGGACGAACTACCCCGTGAAGCAGGCGTAGCCGCAAACTACTTACTGGAGCAAGGAATCGCTTTTCTAGGAGTGTATTGGAAGAGAGAAGTCCGCAGGCAATACAAGCCTCTGACGATTAACGAAATTGCGGAGCAAGCCCCTGAAGTGGCTCAAGCCATTCAGGACCCTGAGATGAAGGATGCTGTTTCTGAGATGCTGCAAGGAGTGTTCCCGAACCTACGAAAGGGTCGAATTTCAAAAATGATAACCCAGCTTAGAAAAGACGGTGTCACTGAAATTCCTACTGAAAAAGTAGTGGCGAATCGTCCCGCTGTGAGGGCTTATGAACTAGGAAGGGACCTTATCCTAGATTCCAATGTTTTGGACCTTCAATCAGCCAGAGCGATTTACTGCATCCACTGGTTAACCCCTGAACAACTACGGGAGAAAGTCCTCACTGACGGTTGGTCAGAAGACTGGGTTGACGAAGCTATCGCTAACAGCGCTGGACAGCCGCTGGAGCCTTACGACGTATCACTGGACCAAGATAACCCAACCCAGTTTGAAGGGCTGGTCAGGCTGGTCACAGCGTACCGCCGAGAAATCGATGAGGACGGCGTCCCGATCTGTACGACAACGATCTTCAATGAACAGGCCGAAGGATTCGCCAAATATTCAACTCTAATGTATGGCGACCAGTACCCGTTTGTGGCTATAACAAGGGAGCATCTAAGCCGCCGACTTCTCGACTCCAGAGGCTACCCCGAACTGCTCCGTTCTTACCAAATCGCGGTTAAGGGAGAATTGGACGGACGTCGAGATCGAGCATCACTTTCAACTGTCCCACCAATCCAGTATGCTATTGGCAGGCGACCTGAAAAGCTAGGTCCGGGCAGTCAGGTTCCTGTTCGCAGACAGGGAGAAGTTTCGTATTTAGACATACCGCCTCATTCGCCGGGAAGCATGGAAGTGGAAATGCAACTGCGGAGCCTGGCCGACAAAATTACGGGCCGACCAACCGGACCTGATGATGCTGTTGAAGCCAACCTTGTCCGACAAAGCTTGGTCAATAACTGGCTGGAAGGTTGGAAGCAAATCTTGCGTCAAATCTGGCAACTGGAACGAACGTATGGCGGACCCGAAATTTGGTTTCGGGTTACGAATAACGAGCAATCCGCGCAACTGATCTTAGATGAAACGGCAGAAATTTATGACTTCGATCTATCGTTCAACACGATGAATAACGATGAGGAGAAGGTCCTGAAAAAGCTGGAGACGGTGGGAACAATCCTCTCTCAATATGATAGACAGGGACAAGCGCGATACGATCAGTTCTTGCGAGTCTTCCTTGATGCCATCGATCCGAATTTAGCCAGCAAGTTGATAATGCCTGCCGATGAAGCTACCACAAAAGAGATAATCGAGACCTCGCAGGATTTGGCTAAAATATTCAGCGGCCAAGTCGTCAATATTCCTGAAGGAGCGAACAGTCAGTTACGGCTTCAGGTCGTCCAGCAATACCTCCAAGGGACCCAAGAAATCCCCGCAGAGGATGTCCAGCAAAGACTTCAGGAGGACGAGAAATTCGCCGCTAGGATTTCCACCTATACCGACCAACTGACCTTTCAACAACAACAGCAAAGAAACGCCTTAACGGGCAAGCTAGGAGCCGCTCCGGGTAATGTACCCGGCTCGGCTATTAACCAACAGTCACAAACATGAATTTATCAGAAGCACTAAAGACCCTGAAAGACCGTCCGGATTGGGAACTGGTTCTTTCTCATCTAAATCAAGAACGAGAGTCGGCATTGATGGATTTTCAGCATTCCGATCTCACGGACAATCCGACAAAGCTGGCTAGACTTGCTGGAGAGATAGCCGCCTTGGATAGAATCATAAGGACCTTCGATGGATAAGGAAGCGCGCGCGAGGGCGCAGTTTGCGAATGAAGTCATAGCCGTACTTAATCGCTGGACGGAGGAATCCGACCTTCAAGACGAAGACTTGGCGGACACAGCTTGCGTGGCAATAAGCCTGTGGATGGACCAAGATACAGTCGAATTTGAAGCCGACGAAGATTTTTTTGAAGAAAGTTGAAAAAAACTTTTATCACCAAAGCCATTGTTTATCAGGCTTTCAAAAGAAAATTCAAGAAATCTTAAAAAAAAACACCCCAAAAGTAGAAAAAGTGGGTTTGGAATTTTATCATAATACATAACCGCGACAGCTATGCCTAATTTCGGAAACAAAAGAAAAATAATATCAGAGCGAAAGCTCAGTATTTATCGGCATTCTAAAGAAATTTTAAAAATAAATGGAAAAAAGGCGCATTAGTTTTTCTTTTTTCGCTAATAATAAGAAATCATCCATTTGGAAAACACTTTTTTTAATAATAAAGCATGAATACATTAAACAAAATCCCACCCCTTTTGACGGCGAAACAGGTAGCACAAATCCTACAAGTTACCCCGCGCACACTTTTAAAATATCAGCAGCAAGGATGGCTCCAGCCCGTTGATAGTAAAACCCCCATCAAAAGATACCGCCGCAAAGACCTTGAATCTCATTTCGGGATCGACCTGTAAAGATGAGCAAGCAATCCCCCATCATTATCGCCGTTGACCCCGGCAAAAAGGGTTCTTTTGCGGTAACTCAAAAAGCTGACCTGAGTGATCTGAAAGCTTTCAAACTGACTACCTTAACGGACTGGATCGCACACCTGTCCCCTTTTACTAGCTTTAAATATAAGCTCCAAACAAAGGTCCTCGTTGAGGAGGTCCCCAAGACGACAGGTAGTTTTGTACCCAGCCACACCGCAGCTACCCTCCATCGTAATTTCGGAGAACTAATAGGCGCGGCCCGTGGGCTTGGATTATCCGTCCAAACAGTACGCCCCCAAGAATGGCAAAAAGGTCTGCCCGGATTAAAGGGTCTTACTGGGCCAGCAAGGAAAAGGCAATTGCGCGACTTGGCCACAAGTCGATTCCCACATCTAAAACCAACCCTTCAGACAGCCGATGCGCTGCTTATCGCGGCTTGGGCGAATCAATTTTTTCAAACAATTTATGAATAAGTATATTAAACTAGGGTTAAATCGCGCCATTTTGGCAGGTTTAACTCAATCTAACGTCGGCTGCGAGCTTTTGCAGCCAGAACAAGTAAAGGGGGTAACACTATGAGTGGATTTATAGTAAAAGCTTCCTCAGGCAACACTGGTCCGATGACCGGTTGGCAAACTGGCAGTAACGCAGACCTACCCCAATCGGGAGTTGGTATCTACAGGTGTCTTGGCACGAATTACAGCCAAGAGGTCATTCGTAGAAAATTTCAGTCGGAAGAGGAAGAAGCCGTAAACGTAATGCGCCTTCTTTTTGGGAAAGTTGAAAATGACAAAGAAATCTACCTTCAGTCGAAGGAGCTTGTGACTGATTGTGCTGCTTCTCCAAGAAGCAGTTTGAACAAGTTGTTTTCCAGTTGGCTAGGCCATCCCATGCCAGTTGACGGTACTTTTGATCTGGACAGCATGATAGGCAAGG